ACTTTTTAATTAGAGTGCCTTTTTTTGTTTATCTTTGTAAAAAGACTTGCAATGATAAATGATGTTAGAAATACTGTTCTGTCAATAATAAGTAAAGACAATCGGGGTTATATTACTCCAGACGAGTTTAACTTATTTGCAAAGCAGGCACAGCTTGAAATATTTGAGCAGTATATATACTCTTACTCCAATTCGATTAACAAGCAGAACGCTAGGATGTTTGGTGAGGGATATACAGATGTTCCAAAAAACATAGGCGAGGTTATTGATGAGTTTTCTGTTCTTACAACACTAACTTATTCTCAACCATATTTTTTACCTCCAGTAGATTACTACTACCTAGAGAGAGTTATGTATAATAATACTATTGAGGTAGAAAAAGTAAGCCAAAGAAAGATATCTGCACTATTAAATTCAAACCTAACAGCCCCTGATGTTTCATATCCAGTGTACACACTACAAGAAACAGGTCTAATTGTATATCCGACAACAATAACAAGCAATGTAATAACGGCTCAATACATAAGATACCCAAAAGATCCTGTGTGGTCATACACAAATATTTCTGCTGGACAACCAGTATTTAATGCAAGTGCATTTAACTATCAAGACTTTGAGCTACCCTTAAGTGATTTTGCAAATTTAGTGGTAAAAATATTACAGTATGCTGGAGTTTCAATTAGAGAATTGGAAGTTGTACAGGCGGCTAAGTCAGAAGAAATACAAGACTCACAACAAAAACAATAGTAGATGCCATATATAAATAATTACCAGTACTACAAAAATAACGGAGCTATCCCTGAAGATGAAAATTGGGGGTCGTATCAGTATGTTAGCCTGTCTGACATTGTTAACAACTTCATATTGATGTATGTGGGCAATGATAAACTTGTAAACAATGTTGATAGATACACCATTCTTTTTCATGCAAAAAGATCTATACAGGAGCTAAACTATGACGCACTAAGAAACATAAAGGTCCTAGAATTACAGCTTGGAACTGAGCTAAAGATGATCATGCCTCCAGACTATGTTAGCTATGTTAGAATGTCAATGTTAATTAACGGTGTTCTTATTCCATTGGTTGAGAACAGAACCGTCATGTCAGCTACGGCTTACCTACAGGACAATAACTTAGACATTGTATTTGACTCTAACGGAGAGATTGTAACGGGAACATCAAAGCTTGACATCCTTAGAGGAGACAACATGTTGTACACTGGTGGAGGAATATACAATAATCAGATGGGATACTGCTGTGATGGTCAATGGTACTTTAATTATAGCATTGGCTCAAGGTATGGCATAAACACTGAAGACGCAAACATGAACCCTAAGTTCACAATCAATAAGGAGTCTGGGGTTATTGATTTTTCATCTGGAGTTGAGAATGCATTTATTGTTCTTGAGTATATTTCAGATGGCATGGAAAATGGTGACTCAACAAAAATTACTATAAATAAATTAGCAGAGGAGTACGTGTATAACTACTTAAAGTGGGCTGTATTAAATAACAAATATGGCGTACAGGAATACATAGTAGCGAGAGCTAAGAAAGAAAAAAGTGCAACGTTAAGGAATACAAAAATTCGATTAAGTAATATGCACCCATCAAGATTGTTGATGAGTTTAGCTGGTCAAGATAAGTGGATTAAATAATTATGGCGGAAACTAAAAATACATTTGTTGCTGGTAAAATGAATCAGGATGTTGACGAAAGGTTATTGCCTGATGGTCAATATAGGTCTGCAAATAATATTACAATAGAATCAACTGGTGGCTCAAATATGGGTGCCGTACAGAATGCAAGGGGGAATACAAAGTTATTTGACGTAGTAAGTTTTTTATCAACTCTTGGATATACAATTACAGGAACTAAAACAATTGGTGCTGTAACATACGAACCACTTGGCCTTATTTATTGGTTTATAAGTGCTGACAATTTTGATGGTATATTCGAGTTTAATCAAAATACTCAAATATCATCTTTGATTTTAGGTAGCACTAGTGGTCAGTTGAATTTTGACTCAGCAGCACTGATAACAGGTGTTAATTATTTATACTCAGACAGCGGAAGTTATTTGTTTTGGACGGATAAACTAAACCCACCAAGAAGGATAAATATCTCTAGGGTTAGGGGATACTCGATTAACGATTCAAGAATAAATATTGACATTGATGTGGTATTAAGACCGCCACTAAATAGTCCATCAATACTTTTGTCTGATAATACTGATACTATTGAATCAAATAACTTAGAAGAAAAATTTCTTTATTTTAGTTATAGGTATAAATATATTGATAATGAGTTTAGCTCAATGTCACCATTTTCTTCCGTAGCCTTTAATTCTAAAGGTCTTTCTTTTGACCCAACTACTGGTGACAATATTGGAATGTTAAATGAAAATAATGTTGTTAATATTCAATTTGAAACTGGTAATCAGTTTGTAAAAGAAATACAGATTTTAGCAAGAGACACAAGATCATTAAACGTAGTGATAATTGAGACTCTAAACAAGAGTGACTTGAATATCCAAGACGATAGAACTAGTGAATTTGTTTTTAGAAATAATAAAATATACGCCACACTAACGTCTGATCAGGTAACGAGGTTGTTTGACAATGTACCACTGAAGGCACTAGCACAGGATATTGCTGGAAATAGGTTAGTATATGGCAACTACACTCAATTTAGAGACGTGAGTGATATAAACTACGTTGTTGATTATGCTAATCTAAGTGGTTCTGAAGCCTTCGTAGGCGTGCCTAAAAGAACCTTTAGAAGTGACCGTGACTACGAGGTTGGTATTGTTTACAGCGATGAATACGGAAGGCTTACGACTGTGTTAACTCCTAATACTGGAAATGCCTTAAATAATAGCACGAACTCAGTTTATATCCCCCCAATAAAGTCAAGTACGGCAAACTCATTAAAAACAACAATAAAAAGTTTACCTCCAAGTTGGGCTACAAATTATAGGCTATACATAAAGCAGTCAAAAAAAGATTACTACAACTTTTTCCCTATATCTTTTCAAGTAAAAGGTGAGTACAGGTACATACAGATATCAGAGTCTGATAGAGATAAAGTTTCTGTTGGTGAGTACATTATATTTAAAACGGCTAACACACTACCAACTCATATAAACAAGAAGTTTAAGGTTCTTGAGATAGAATTAAAAACATTTGAACAGCTAAACCCAGCATCAGCAGCTGGCCTATACATTAAGATAAAACCAGACCCCGTAAGTGCAGCAACATTCTTGGCAGCACCAATCAATATTATTTCAAACAGTACTTCTTGGTTAACTTTTGGTTCTGAAGCAGGTGATGAGTATAACCTACAAATGCCGTATTGCTGGACGGAACCATCGTTTGGATATATATCTTCGCATGTTCGTTATGATTTAGTTCATTCTAGGGGAGGAGTTTCTCCTTTAATCAATCATTTTGTAGCACCAGTTTCTGCACCATTAATTACAATAACTGGGAATGCAGCACGCCAAGATAAAAGAATAAAAATAAAAATTGTTCCTGACCCATTAAATCCAAATGTCTCAAGTGCAACACACTTTAGAATAAATTCAGATCCAGCAAATCAAAATGTTTGGACTGACCCCATTCTTATTCCAGTTAACTCAACATATAGTATTACTAGTATTATTAGTGTTATTCCAAACTACGTTAATAATATACAGTTAAATTTTCCGATTGGAACTTATATTGTTGGAGATGTTTATGTCTTCAATATTCGTAGTCATTATATAGGAAATAATGGATCTGTAGTGTCTCCAAGAGGTGGTGATGGCCTACCAGGAATACAATTTAATACAGAAGAACCTGTTGGGCAACCTGTTCCAGGAGGAGAATTTGCTGTTCCAGGAACTTGGAATGGTTATTATGATTACAAAGGAGAACTTTCAATTGCATTTAAAGGACCTATATATACTGGAGCTAAAATAACAATAACGGTAAAAGAGGCTTACGGATGCTCAAATTCTCCATTAAGCTTTGTAGAAACTTTTACGACTGTTTTACCATTGGACACGATGGATTATCCATCATTTGAAGAATTTTTTTGGGAAGAGTGTACTGGAGTTAC